GTTATGATCATGGTCAGCAGTTTAGTGATCGGGTAAAGTTCAACCCGACACTATTCTTGCCTACCCAGAAACCTTCTGAGTGGAAGACACTCGATGGCAAAAGTGTTCGCCCTGTTTTACAGGGAACGATCAAAGATGCACGTCAGTTTGTTGACACTCATAAGGAGATGGAAGACTTTCCTGTTTATGGTCAGACACGATATAACAACCAGTACATTCTCCAGGAGTATCCGTGGGATGAGATGAAGTTTGATGTGAACCAGATTCGTATCTTTACACTTGATATCGAGACTGGTGCTGAGAATGGTTTCCCTGATATTGAGACTGCTGACCAGGAGATCCTTCTAATCTCCTTGAAAGACTCTCACACTGGTCGTATCACTGTGTTCGGTGCTCGCCCCTATGAGAGCACAGACCCTGATGTAGACTACCTTGAGTTTAAGACTGAGGTGGGGCTGTTGAAGGCATTTGTACATTTCTGGATTTCTAACTTCCCTGATGTAATTACAGGTTGGAATGTCCAGTTGTTTGATATGCCGTACATCATCAAACGTATTGAACGTGTGGTTGGTGAGCGAGAATCCAAAATGATTTCTCCGTGGAAGAGTATTCTTTATCGTGAGATCTATATCAAAGGTCGTAAGCAAATTGCTTATGATATCTCAGGCATTGCCACACTAGACTATCTTGAATTGTACCGTAAGTTTACGTATACAAACCAAGAATCATATCGTCTAGACCACATTGCTTTTGTGGAACTGGGACAGAAGAAACTAGATCATAGCGAGTTTGATACTTTTAAAGAGTTCTATACCAAGGACTGGAAGAAGTTCGTGGACTACAACATCATTGACGTTCGCCTGGTTGACAGGTTGGATGATAAGATGAAGTTGTTGGAACTTGCTATCACTATGGCCTTTGATGCTAAGGTTAACTTTGAGGATGTGTACTCACAGGTTCGTATGTGGGACAACATCATATATGTTTATCTGTCTAAACGTAATTTAGTAATCCCTCCTAAGCAAGAAAGTAGAAAGGATAATAAGTATGCTGGAGCATATGTCAAGGAACCTATTCCAGGGATCTATGACTGGGTTGTGTCTTTTGACCTCAACTCCCTGTATCCACACCTTATCATGCAGTACAATCTCTCACCAGAGACATTGAAACCATCTAGACATCCTACAGTTACTATTGATAGGATGTTGAACAAGGAAGTTGAACTGAATCTGGTTGGTGAAACTGTGTGTGCTAATGGTACATTGTATGATACTAATACTAGAGGGTTCTTGCCTGAGCTGATGGATAAGATCTATCAGGAACGTACTATCTACAAGAAACGTATGCTCAAGGCAAAGCAGGAGTATGAACAAACTCCTACTACTGATCTTAAGAAAGAGATCTCTCGCTGTAACAATATTCAGATGGCACGTAAGATCCAACTGAACTCTGCTTATGGTGCTATTGGTAACGAACACTTTAGATATTATCGTCTAGAGATTGCTGAGGCAATCACTATGTCAGGTCAGTTGTCTATCCGCTGGATTGGAGATAGGATGAATGCCTATCTAAATAAACTACTCTCTAGTAAAAACGTCGATTATGTCATTGCATCCGACACCGATTCAATGTATCTTAATCTTGGACCTCTTGTTGATAAATTTTTTGCTAATGAGTCTAGCAACAAAGCAGCAATTGCTACCATACTTGATAAGATCTGTGAGGATAAGTTGGAACCATTCATCGAATCCTCTTATCAAGAACTTGCGGACTACGTTTCGGCGTATGAACAAAAGATGAAGATGAAGCGTGAGAATATTGCTGACCGTGGCATCTGGACTGCCAAGAAGCGATACATTCTCAACGTATGGGACAGCGAAGGTGTTCGCTATGCCGAACCTAAGATGAAAATCTGTGGTATGGAAACTGCTAGGTCATCAACACCAGCATTCTTTAGGGACAAACTGCTCAAAGCATACGAAATCATTATCCATGAAGATAACGATGTGATGATCGAGTACATTAATAAAGTTAAAGAGGATACACGTAAAGAAGATTGTGTTAATATTGCTTTCCCCCGAGGTGTCAATGGTCTCAAAAAATATAAATCTGTATCGGACATCTATTCAAAGGGTACGCCTATTCATGTCCGAGGTTCATTACTGTATAATTACTATATCAGCCGTAATAAACTTACTCACAAGTACCCTCTTATCCAAGAAGGAGAGAAGATCAAGTTTCTCTACCTCAAAACCCCCAACCCCATCCACGAAAATGTAATATCATTTTTCCAGAACTTACCACCCGAGTTTAATCTTGATAAGTATGTAGATTACAATAGACAATTCGAGAAGTCATTCTTTGAACCGCTCAAGAATGTGCTAGAATGTATCGGTTGGGATTACGAGCGGTCTGTTTCCCTATTATCATTTTTCTAATTATGAGTTTCCTAAATTCTGTTATCAAGGACAGTAAGAATGAGTATGCTAGTCTTGTTAGCGACGGGGTTGCTGCTGGCGATATTGAATCTTTCGTTGATACTGGGAGTTACGTTGTTAATGCCCTGGTTAGTGGTTCGATTTTCGGAGGTTTTCCTTCCAATAAGATTACTGCCGTGGCAGGAGAATCGGGAACGGGCAAGACTTTCTTTTGCCTCTCTGTGGTTCGTAACTTCCTTGATATTGATCCTGAAGCTGGAGTCATTTATTTTGAAACTGAGTCTGCCATTTCTAAAGACATGATCGAGAGTCGTAATATTGACTCTAATCGTATGGTAATATTTCCAGTCAATACGATTGAAGAATTCCGTACACAATCGGTAAGAATTGTGGATAAATACATGGAACAACCTGAAGACGAACGCAAACCACTGATGTTTGTGCTAGACTCTTTAGGTAACCTTGCCACCAACAAAGAGGTTCAAGACGCAGCGGACGACAAGAACGTTCGTGATATGACGAAAGCACAACTGGTTAAATCCGCCTTTCGTATCTTGACATTGAAGCTTGGCAAGGCTAATATACCAATGATCGTTACCAACCACACCTATGATGTCATCGGCGCTTATCACCCTACAAAAGAAATGGGAGGAGGTAGCGGACTCAAGTATTCTGCTAGCACAATCGTTTATCTCGGAAAGAAAAAGGAAAAGGATGGAACGGATCTCATTGGAAACATTATCAAATGCGAGGCTAAGAAGTCTCGTTTGACACGTGAAGGTTCTAAGGTAGAGACTAGACTCTACTTCGATGCTAGGGGTTTGGAGAAGCACTATGGATTACTTGAGATTGGCGAGCGAGCAGGGTTGTGGAAAAATGTTGCTGGACGCTATGAAATTGGCGGAAAGAAAATTTATGCCAAAGCAATCCTCAAAGACCCCGAGTCCTACTTCACCCAAGAAATCCTAGAGGCGATTGACACACAGGCACAGAAAGAATTTTTGTATGGTACAGATGACGACTGAAAAAATTGAACTATCGATTCTTAGGAATCTTCTATTCAATGAACAGTTCTACCGTAAGGTAGTTCCTTTTGTTAAACCAGAATATTTTGAAGATCATCATGAAAGAATAATCTATGAAGAAGTATGGAACTTTGCTAGTAACTATGATACTGTCCCGACTTCGGAGGTTCTTATCATTAACCTCCAGGATCGTAAGGACATTACGGAGGAATCCTATTCGTTGGCGGTCCAAACGCTCAAGACGTTTGAAGACATCCCTATCGAGCACAACTGGTTACTCGACACCACCGAGAAATGGTGTAAAGACAGAGCAATCTATCTCGCCTTACTTGAATCGATCAAGATTGCTGATGGAGGTGAACAGGAAGTATCAAAGGACGCGATCCCCTCAATACTCCAAGAAGCCTTGGCAATATCGTTCGACGAACATGTAGGACACGACTACGTTGATAACGTTCAAGAACGTTATGACTACTATCAAATGAAGGAATACAAAACTCCATTTGATATCGAGAAGTTTAACATTGTAACTAAAGGTGGACTCTCTAACAAGACCCTGAATATTGCTCTCGCTGGTACTGGCGTTGGTAAGTCTTTGTTTATGTGCCATATGGCAGCTGCTGCTTTACAGCAGGGAAAGAACGTTCTCTATATTACTATGGAGATGTCAGAAGAGAAGATTGCTGAACGTATTGATGCTAACTTACTGAACGTTAACATCAAAGATATTGGTCAAATTCTTGAGCAAATCTTTACTCAACGTGTCCAAGAGATTGGTAGAAAAACACAAGGTCGTTTGATCATCAAAGAGTACCCTACTGCCTCTGCTCATTCTGGTCACTTCAAAGCACTATTGAGTGAATTGTCATTGAAGAAGTATTTCAAACCAGATATTATCTTCATCGACTATCTAAATATCTGTGCTTCGTCCAGATACAAAGGACATATTGTTAATAGTTATACCTATGTTAAAGCAATTGCAGAAGAACTTAGGGGTCTCGCTGTTGAAAACGACCTACCAGTCGTATCAGCAACTCAAACTACTAGGAGTGGTTTCGGTAATACTGACGTTGATATCACCGACACTTCTGAGTCCTTTGGTTTACCTGCCACAGCAGATTTTATGTTTGCTCTCATTAGTACCGAGGAACTTGAACAGTCTGGCAGAATCATGGTTAAACAACTTAAGAATAGATACAACGACCTCACATATTATAGACGTTTCACCGTGGGTATTGACAGACCGAAGATGAAGCTCTATAATGTTGAGGATTCAGACGCTGACAACATTCTTGATACCGAGGATGAAGATACGTTTGAGACATTTGAAGAAGAGTCTTCTAAACAAAACCGCCTAAATAAATTTTCCCAATTTGTAATATGACCGTTAACTTTAATCGCTATGAAGAATTTGTGGCAGCAGTTACTTCAGAATGCTCTACAAACTTTGTTGATTTCGCTGACCGTATTGGTGATCTGGATCGACAAGGTGCCAATATTGAGAGACT